GACAAAATAGGACTATCTAATAACCAATTTATACCTATTTTTGGATCTGACCATTTTACCGAGGTTTGAGAATCAACATCAGGATAATCTCCGTCATATGACCACTTATAGTGAAACACTGCTTTTTCACTTAATACTAGATGTCCATTTAAGAATCCAGGGGGGACTAAAACACTGACTTTGTTTATATTTTCAGAGTCTAATACGTAATCTGTCCAGAACAAATATTGTTTTGATGTAGGGTCAAAATTTACAACAACTAATTGTATTTTCCCATAAACACAAGTGATTAGTTTCCAAGATTTATCAGTATGTAGACCTCTTAAGACATTAAAATCAGAAGTTGCAAGCTTGTCATGATTAAAGTCTAAAGCAGTTTCAGTTTTTTTCCATAAGGTGTAAAGTTCCCCACGATGATCTTTGAAACTATCGTGAGTATACTCTTTAAGGCCTTCAAGGGTATTGACCCTAGCCATTTAACACCTCAAGTAACTTCAAAATCTTTTCTTTCCCTAGCCCTGGATAATTGCCAATATACCAAGAAAAGTTATGAATATGCTCAATAACTGGATAGTCAGAAAAATCTTGATGAATAGATTTAAAGTAAGGTTGTCTCATTTGATTTCCACCACCAGACAATCCTCTCCTAAATTCAATTCCATTATCAGAGAGTTTATTCTCTAAAGCATTTCTTTTATCAAAATTAGATTCCTTAAGTATAACGATGAAAGCATAGTTACAATTGCCCTCAGTGTTGATTGCAATGTGATACTTTTCAGGACTTAAATTTGATATAAATAAATCGAAATTATCTATACGCTCTTGATTTTTATTATCGAGCTTTGGCAACTGAGACAAACCAATAACAGCATTGATTTCAGTACTTCTAAAATTGTGTGATGGCCGCAAGAAAATAAAATCAGGATTCAAATCTGGATTTGCTTCAATGATAGCTTCTTTCATACAAACACTGGTCATTTCTCTTGTCATTCCGTGAGATCTTAAAGCACGGCAAACTTGATAAAATTCCTCATTATTGGTAGAAATCATTCCGCCTTCAATAGTAGACATGTGGTGAGCAAAATAAAAACTAAAGTTGCTAGCAAATCCAAAGTTTCCAACTTTGCAGCCTCGAAAAGTTGTTCCATGAGATTCACAAACATCTTCAATAAGCAAAATATTATTTGCTTCACAGATTCCTAAAAGTTCATCAGTAATACCATTGATTCCTAAAACGTGAGTTAAGAATATAGCTTTAGTGTTAGGAGTGATTGCTGCTTTTAGTTTATCAATATCAAAAGAAAGATTTGTAAAATTTACATCTACAAAAACTAATTTATGCCCTGCAAATAATACTGAAGAAATGTCAGAAATCCAAGTAAGAGGAGGAACAATAATTTCTCCTTCTCCTATCATATGAGCAATAGCAAGCATAGTTAATTCATTTGCTGATGCTCCTGAGTTTACAAAAAGATTATATGAAGTTCCTAACCATTCACCCCATGCTTTTTCAAATTCGGCAACTTTGGGACCATTTGTAAGCTTGGGAATTGTATCTTGAGACAAAAAATCAATAACAGACTTAACGTCTTCTTTATCGATATTGTCATTCATCAAAGGTAAATAAAACTGATTCATTCTATTTCTCGTTATAAAAATCTCCCCACTCTACTAATACAGTGGGTCTATTGTCTGTTCTTAAGTAAGCATGTTTGTAAGCATCAAAAATCTGATTTGGTTCATCTAATCTAATAATATCTACAAAATCACACATTGCCTTGAATCCGCCAGTAAAGTCCGCTATATGTTGATGCTGAGGATGTAAAGGTCTTTGGGAGCCGATAGATGTTCTTATGATGATTTTTGGCTTATAACCACCATCTGACATTACTTTTATTTTATCAACATGATTAACCAGTTGATTTGCTGCTAATAAAAGAAAGTTCCACCTAGGATAGATTGAAATTGGTACAGTTCCATTTAATGCCATTCCTAGAGTCATACCCATTTGCATATCTTCGTTGACAGGAACTTCAAGCAATTTAGACTTATCTATGTTAGCAAGAGTATTTGTCATTGCTGTGCCTGGATATTCAACAGCCTGACCCAAAAACAATGTGTCATTTTGTTCACCAAGCCATTCCATAGAACGTTTTAGTTCGTCAAAATATTTCATTAAAATTGAATCCTTTTTCCAGCACCAGCATGAGGATAGCATGACTGGTAACTATAATGAATAATTTTTTCTTTATTTTCATTAAAAGTAAGATCAACTGTATTCCAAACTTTACGAGTATCTGTGCAAACTGATTTATTGTTGTCCTCAACTACAAATGTAATAGGCAAATCATGATTGACAGCATACTTGTAATTTTCAAAAAATGTACCAGTTTCTGAAGCCATATCTCCAACAAAACACCAAACGTGATTTTTTAGATTTTTTCTTTTGATATCCATAGCCACACCAGTAGCAATTGGTATGCTTCCAGTGACTATAGCAGAAGAATAAATACGATATTCTGGATAGCAAAGTGTGATAGATTTACCATCCAAAATATCTTGCATAAGGGTTTCTTGAGGCACACCTTTCAACAAACATTGATAGTGTGATCTCCAAGTGCAGAAAATCCAGTCATCATCAGAAATGTTTTCAAAAACATTAATAATTTGCTCTTCATTTCCATCATAAAGATGCACTGGAGACTTAATCACTCCTGTGTTAAATATTTCTGCAACTTTTGTTTCAAAGTCAATAAGTTCTTGTTCAGTGTACTTTTTCATTTACTTAGATAATTTTCTTGATACCAAGCAACTGTTTTCTCAATGCCTTCTTGAAAGGTAAATTGTGGCTTGAACCCAAGCTCACTTGATATTCTTTCAGTACTTACCATTCTAAAAGGAATAGTAGTAGGTTTAGAATTGTCCCAAACAACATCTGGATTTTTGCCAGTTGCTTTTAAAATACAATCTAAGATCTCACCAATTGTAATAGTTTGACCCATTCCAACATTGTATGGTCGCATTGGTATGCCTTTTTCCAGCACAAGCAAAGCAGCATTTACAACATCTTCTACATAAAGAAAATCTCTTACAACATCAGGACTTCCCCAAGCAGTAAATGGATTTTCGCCAGTTAAGACTCTATTGATTAATGCTGGTACAACGTGGCAAGTCTTGGTGTCATAATTATCATATGGACCAAAAATTGCTGTACCCCTAGTGAGCATAATCTCAGTGTTAGAAAACTTGGAGACATGCTCCATAAGTTTTTCACGATATCTTCGCATCCAGCCATAACCATAATAAGCCTTGTATGGTTCATCATCCCAATATTCATCCTCAGTAATTGGATACCGCCTATCAGGATAACCAGTCGAGCTATTTAAGTCCAGGAACTTCTTTACGCCTGTTTGATTACAGGCATCTAAAACATTTCCCAATACATTGATGTTTTGAATTGAAATTTGAATATCTGTAGGCACAGTAGATGGATGAGCAATGTTTCCTCCACTATGAATGACATAATCTGCATCTTCAACTAACTTGATACAATCATCAATATTAGTCAAATCACAAAATGGCATCACAGTGATATTTTCTACTTTTGTTTGAAGAGGCTTGTGGTGAATATGTGTAAATACGTTCGCTCCTCTCTTGAAGAGCCCTTCTATATAGTTACTGCCCAAAAATCCACTACCGCCAGTTACAACAACTTTCTTTCCTTCAAAAAAACTCATATTATTCCCCTAATGATTGACAAATACATTATAGCGCTGATCTAAAGTATTTTTATTATTTTTGAACCATTCTGTCACTACTCTGATGCCGTCCTCAAGTGAAGTGTTTGACTTAATTCCAAAACTTTCTGCCCTTTCAGTTGACATAATTCTAATTGCATCACCATTACCTTTATCTACAAGCCATTTTACTTCTAGATTTTCTTTACCAGATGTCTTGACAACAACATCAACTAACTCCTTGATTGTAAATCCTTTTCCAGAGCCTAAGTTAACAGGTAATGTAACTTTGTTTTCCACACACTTGATCATAGCGTCAGCAACATCATCAGCAAAAATAAAATCACGAATTGGTGATCCATTTCCCCAAACTTCAAGCACATCATTTTCTTGTGCTTTCCTGATCAAAGATGGGATTACCATAGAATTGACTGGATTGAAATTATCATATTTGCCAAAAATATTTGCTGGTCTTACAATTGAAACTTTATCCCATCCATATTGAATTGAATATGCCTCTGCCTGTAGTTCTCCCATTCTTTTAGCCCATCCAGCAAACTTATCATTTGGTGACGGAAAACTTGTCCACACATCGTCTTCATGAAAAACATCTGCAGGAGAATAAACTCCCACTGAACTTGTGTAAAGATACCATTGAACATCTGCTCTTCTTGCTGCTTCCATCATATTGGTGTTGAACTGAAGCATAGGAATCATAAAATCAGCAGGTTGGGTTGCACATACTTGAGGCGAACCCTTAACTCCTATGATATTGAAGACAAAATCTTTGCCTTGACAGATCTCTTCACAGTTATGTAGATACCTTAAGTCTTTATTCACAAAACTAACTTCTGGTTCTAAATCTGTTGGAAGATGTAAATCAGCGATTGTAACTTTTGCCCCTAATGCTAATATCTTGGAGACTAAAGCCCTTCCGACCATTCCAGCACCACCAGTCACTAATACATTTTTATTTTGAAACATTTTTGTATCCTTACAGATTTGTGAAATCTTTGTTCTTAAAATTAGAAATCATTTTATACGCTTGAAGCAACTCTTGAATGCCTGCATCTAAAGAAAAATTACAATTCCAGCCAGTACTTTCAAGTTTTTCATTTGAGACTACATAGTTTCTCTTGTCAAAATCTTCTTTGAATTGCTCTTCAATGATTACAAGATTAGGCACGTATTCTTTGATTTTTTGTGCAAGTTGAAGCTTGGACATATTTGCAGATGTTAGCCCCACATTGAATGCATTATTGTTGCAAGTTTGATAGTTTTCAATAAGATGAAGAAATGCATTTGCAACATCTCGTACATGAACATAGTTTCTCAAAAAATGTGATTCAAAGAGAACTAAAAACTCGTCTGTAAATGCTCTGTAAACAAAATCGTTAACAAGCAAATCCATTCTTTGTCGATAAGAAACTCCAAAAACTGTAGCCAAGCGAAGAGAGATACCATTTCCTGAATCCAATACTGCCTTTTCTGCGTCACATTTTGTTTGAGCATATAAAGAAAGTGGATTGAATGGACTATCTTCATTTATTACTGAATCAGAGCTTCCATATTGTGAATTAGTATTTGGTACTAGAAGTTTTTGACTTGGCCACATGAAAGCAACAATATCTTTGATTTGCTCATAGTTGACTGCTACTGTTAACTCAGGATCTTTTTTACATGCTGGCATTCCTACAATAGCAGCCAAGGGAATAATAATATCGTGAGTCTCTACTAAATCTGATAACAACTGGCTATCTCTGACATCACCGTAAACAAACTTAAAATTTTTATTATGGCAAAATGTAGTAAGAGAAAGTTGTTTGTAAATAAGATTATCTAAAACAGTTACAGAGTAGCCTTTAGACAATAAAACTTCAGACATTACAGAGCCAAGATATCCAGCTCCACCAGTGATAAGTACTTTGTTCATATTTTGATCACATTATACCAACGTAATGAACATATTATTTTTTTGATGGTATAAAGTGTTTATGAACTTGATTGTAAACTATATATGGGGTGACAAGTATACATTTTCATTGCCTCACAAATTGTATTTAGACAGTTTATCAAAAATTGATTGTTACAAATTGGTCATAGTTTACGACATGAGTGATGAAAATATAGATAGGTTGAAAGAAATTTACAATCATGTCGAAGTTATAGAAAAGCCAGATTTTCATTACACCTCGTCTTATGTTATTTACAAAACTATAGAAAGATATCGGTCTTTGTGTAAATATGTTTTGTTTACTGATTCTTATGATGTGATTTTTCAGTCAGATCCTTTTGAATACATTTCTAAGTTTGAAAATGAAATATTTTTAACTTCTCCTGGATTCAAAGTTAACGAGCAATGGCCTGATAGAAACTGGCAAGAGTATTTCAACAAGTCAGTTGGAGTTTCCTTAGATTTCAATGAAGACAAGGTTCTCAATGGTGGAATCATTGCTGGAAAAATTGATCCTATCCTCAACTTTTATGCTTTTGTTGCCTCTAACCTCAATAGAAATGGATGCCATATAGTTGATCAGACAGTTTTTTTGTATTTTGCTCAGCTAATGAAAGATCGAGGCACAATTAAGATTTTTGATACTCGTTCAGATAATTTTATCTATCATTGCCAAAATGAATACTTTTTTAATAGAGAAGAAAAACCTAACGTCATTGATGGAAAAATATACACTCAAGACGGACAACTTTATTGCATATGGCATCAATGGGATGACATTGGATATGAAGCATACTTGGACGATGATGGGCAGGTTTACATAAAATGAATACAATATTTTCGATAGTAAAAAATCCTAGTTTCATAAACGACAACAAATATAAACTATTCATTGAATCATTAAATAATCTTGACGGTGATACTAAAGTAGTAATATTGAATTCCACTTCATTGGATTTAAATCTCAAGCCCAATTCTAGGTTAGAAGTATTAAATATAACTCCTATGAATTCAGATTTGAATATCTATGGAGCAATTTCAGGGTATTTAAGCAATGATAAAACTAGCAATGATGGTTATGTTTTAGTCGTAAACATTGAACATATTTTATTCACTAGGAATCCATTTTCTTTCTTAAAGCATTTCAAGAAAGATTTATATTTTTACAGTTTGAATCATTTATCTAATGAATCTGCTCAAAGAAAAAATGAGTATGTAAATTTTGTCAAAACATGCAATTTCTTCATGGGAAATGATTATGATTCATACTCTGTAGGAAACCATATTTTTGGCGGAAAAATGTATGCTTTCAAAGCCTTATTAGTTACTTTGTTTTTAGAAGTTAATAGAAACTCAGCCCATTTGATTACAAGTCAATCTGTACTTTCCTATGTTCATAAACATTTTTTCAATCTTTTCGATATAACAATGTTTAACAACCAATTCTGCAAAGTCGTTGAAAGTCAAATGATGGCTGAGTCTGCTTATAAGAATGATGAAGAATCAAAGAAACAATATGTGATTATAAATCTATAATCACCAACTAATTTCCCAGTCCTTAAAGTCGGCTGCTAAACAATCAATTTTGTAATCTTTTCTACCACCGACTACTTCTTGAATCTTATTTTTTGCAGTATTTCTAATTCCATTTAATCCATGAGTAAGTTCAAGATTGTTACCATCTTTGATTCCCTTGCGATAATTGGTTTCATTATGCCAAATATGTAAATTCATCTGTGACAAAACAACGATTGCTCTTATGACTTCTGCGTCAACTACAGCATTATGTTCATTGATATGTGCTTGAATATCATGAACAATATCTGAAATTTCATCTGCATATTCTGACTTGTGCTCAGAAATAAAAACTTCTTTAAGTTGGACAATAGATAACCTATCGATTAACTCTGATAAGGTAGGTAGGTATTTACGATTCATAATCAGATTATACCAGACATGAATGGTATAATTGTAATATGAAAATTGTTTATATAACTGGTTGTCTTGGATTTATAGGTAGATATGTAACTCAGTTATTGTTAGACGAAGGTTATTATGTTTATGGCATTGATAGTTGCACTTATGCCTCGGAACAAGAAATTTTAGAGAGATGGACATCAAATCCTAAGTTTAAATTTGAAAAAAGAAACATTTGTGATATTGACAGATTAGTTGATTGTGATTTTTTTATAAATATTGCTGCCGAAACCCATGTAGACAATTCTATCAGAGATAGTAGAGTATTTCTAGACTCTAATGTTGTAGGTATTTACAATATTTTAGAACACCTGAAGATTTACAAAAAAGAAGGCTACAATATTCCTAGACTAATTCATTTTAGCACTGATGAGGTTTATGGAGATATTTCTTCAGGAGAACACATAGAAACTGATACGTTAAAACCTAGTAATCCTTACTCTGCAACTAAAGCAGCGGCAGACCAACTTATTATTGCTTGGTCAAGAACTTATAATATTCCATTCAACATTATTCGTCCAACAAATAATTATGGTATTGGGCAGTATGTTGAAAAGTTAATTCCAAAGTCTTGTAAATTTTTGGGTCTAAGTAGAAAAATACCACTACACAATTATGGCACTCCTATAAGAAACTGGCTACATGCAAAAGACACAGCATCTGCAGTGCTAAAGATCATTGAATCAGGTGTTCCAAATGAAATTTACAATATTGCTGGTGGTTTTGAGCAATCAAATATAGATACAGTGAAAAAAGTTATTGATTGCTATTTTGAAAAAGAAATTTCAGACTATGATCAATATATCAACTTTGGTTTGGAACGTCCAGGCCAAGACGTAAGATATGCTTTGAATGATGATAAAATTCGCAAATTAGGCTGGTCTCCATCTTGTAATTTTGATGAAGAAATAGTGAAAATTGTTGAACATTATAAAGGCAAATTCATATGGTAGATTCTTCTAACATTCAACTCCTAGACTGCACTTTGCGAGATGGAGGATATGTAAATAATTTTTCTTTTGGAAAAGAAAACATTTCTAAAATTGTGACTAATTTAAATTGCTCTGGGGTTGAAATAATTGAGCTTGGGTTTTTGAAGAATGGCGAACATTCCGCAGAACAAACACTTTTTAATTTTGTTGAAGAAGCGGAGCAATTTGTAACAAATATTAGTCCTGAACAGAAATTTTGTTTGATGATTCGTCCTGACTGGTATGACATTAACAAACTAACACCAGCAGTAGGTAAAATTAAGTCATTGAGATTTGCTTTTCATTTAAAAGATTTAGATTTATTGCTTGAACAAACAACTATTGCAAAAGATTTAGGTTATGAAATCATGGTAAATCCTGTTAATATCCTAAGTTATTCACTAGATGAATTAAACTATCTACTTCCGATACTCAATAAAGTAAATCCAGATTGTGTTTCTATAGTAGATACTTTTGGCTCTCTCTTACCAGCAGACTTAAATAGGATTTTTTCTATTTTTGATAATCTTTTAAATAAAGAAATTAAATTTGGATTGCATTTGCATGAAAATTTATCTATATCTTTAGCATTATCAATTATGTTTATTGAACTAATGCAAAACAACAGAAAGGGATATATAGATTCTTCTATTAATGGTATGGGTCGTATTCCTGGAAATCTTTGCACTGAACTTATCATGAATTTTTTGAATATAAAATCAAATAAAAACTATGATTTAAAACCTATTTATGATGTGATCGATAATCCTATTTCAGGTTTCAAGAAAAAAGAACCTTGGGGTTATATGCCTTCTTATGCAATAACAGCATATAAAAATACACATAGATCGTATGCAGAGTTTTTGATGAAAAAACCAGATATGTCATTGAATATGCTTACAGACATACTAGATAAGTTAAAGAATACAGAAGAAAAAGAGAATTTTTCTGAATCTGTTGCTGAGTTTTACTACAAAGAGATTGTTATAAATAATGATTAAAGTATCTGACTATATTGTTGACTTTTTACTAAAAAATCAAATTGATAAATGCTTTACAGTGACAGGTGGTGGAGCAATGCATCTAAATGATAGTTTTGGCCACAACACTAATGTCACTAATATTTATTGCCATCATGAACAAGCTTGCGCTATGGCTGCTGAAGGATACACTAGAGTTTCTGGCATTCCTGCAATCGTTTCTGTTACATCTGGTCCAGGCACAACTAATGCTTTGACTGGTGTACTAGGTGCTTGGTTAGATTCTTTGCCTATGATTATTCTTTCAGGTCAAATGCAACTTAATACCACATTGAAATCAACTCCTTTACCATTGAGACAATTGGGTTTTCAGGAATTTAACATTATTGATAGTGTTAAGTGTATGACAAAATACGCAGAGATGGTCACTGATGCTAAGTATATTGCTTATCATTTAGAAAAGGCATTATTTTTAGCAGAATCAGCAAGAAAAGGTCCTGTTTGGTTAGACATTCCACTAAATATACAATCAGAACTAGTTGATGAAAACGATCTCGTACACTTCACTTTTGAAAGTGAAACTAAAGAACACTTTGTCAATCGAAAAACAATTTCAGATATTTACACAAAAATAAATGCTTCTAATAAGCCTGTTATTCTTGCTGGTTATGAAGTAAGGATGTCAGATGCTTATGAGGAATTTTTAGAAGTTGTTTCTGCCTTGAAAATCCCTGTTTTGACTGAATGGAATTCTAACGATCTTATTTGGAATGACCATGAATACTTTGGAGGTAGACCTGGCACTATTGGGGACAGAGGTGGAAATTTTGTTTTACAAAATGCTGATTTTGTTTTAGCAGTTGGATGTCAATTTACTCTTAGACAAATAAGTTATGCTTGGACAAATTTTGCTAAAAATGCATATAAAGTAGCAGTAAGTGCTGACAAGAATGAACTAATTAAAGCAACAGTGAAGATTGATTTCCCAGTTGAATCAAATATAAAATCATTTTTATCTGAAATGATAAATCAAAAGTCTCTTGTAGCGAATCGAACTGAAAACACTAAGTGGAACAAATGGTGTAACAATCTAAATAATAAATACCCAGTAGTTTTAGAAAAACATTATAATACTGAATCACCCCTAAGTGTTTACGCCTTTGTAGGTACTTTGTCGAATTTGTTAAGCAGCAATGATACGATTGTTTTAGCAAATGGCGCTGCTTGTGTTGTTGGATTGCAAGCTACCAAAATAAAACAAAATCAAAGAATCTTTACTAACGCTGGCGCTTCTAGTATGGGTTATGGATTGACTGCCTCTATTGGTGCTTGTTACGCTAAACAACCAAAAGATAGGGTTATTTGTATTGAAGGTGATGGCTCTATCCAAATGAATCTTCAAGAATTGCAAACTGTTGTTCATAACAATTTGAATGTTAAAATTTTCTGGATTAATAATGATGGTTATCATTCAATAAAACAAACTCAAAATCTGATGTTTAAAGCAAAAGAAGTAGGCTTCTGTGGTGCAAACAAAAACAGTGGCATAAGTTTTCCATCTGCTGAGAAAATTGCTTATGCTTATAACTTACCATATTATAAGATTGAAAACACAAGTGATTTACAATTTGTATTAGAAGATGTTTTGAATAATGAAGGTCCATCAATTTGTGAAGTTATAACAAATCCTAATGAAATTTTTGAGCCTAAGTTACAATCTAAACTGCTTGAAAATGGCAAATTCTTTACTCCATCTTTAGAAGATATGTATCCATTTTTGCCTGAAGAAGAAATGAAAGAAAATATATTTGAATAAATATGAAAAATATCATTGATAAAGATATAAGTCTTTTTCTTCCAAAGAAATATAAATTTTTGTTATTGGGAGGCAATTTTTTGCTATCCAAAAGACTTTATGAAATTGCAAAAAGACAATTTGAAATAAAAAGAATTGATTATGATTTCAAAAATACGGAAGAATACTTTCCTTGTATTGATAGTCTGGGTTTTGATATTTTTCTAGAACCAGCAAAAAAAATTCAAACAATAATAGACTTGCATAATTCAAATGTTTTAGTTTTTACAAGTGAAATATTATTGCTCTTAAATGAAACAAAGTTTCAAGAATTTATTGAAGTAATAAAAGACTTGAAGAAGAGAAATATAAGAATTGTTTTTTTGTCAATAATAAATCCTTTGCACATATGTAAAAACAAAGAGCAAGAAATTGAACTGACAAATATGATGTCAAAATCTTGGTACATTTCAAGAATTGTTTTATTAAAAAATTTACTTGACCTGTCAAAAGACTTGTTGTTTCAATGTTCTTCATTCATAACTTATGTGCGTTCTAATATTCAAGTAAATATTATTGACTTGGAAAAAACACAACAAAACTTTTTAACTTGCCCAGAAGAATCACATTTTGAATTTCCCATAAGTATTGCAGACGATATTATAAGCTCATTGATAAATAACATTGAACTAGTTGGACACTTCTCTTACAATGAACAAAATTCTAGACAGATACAAATGCGCTTTATTGAAGATTTCTTGAAAACAGACTATATTTGTAATTATGTAAAGACTCAATCATTATGCTCAGTAAACCTTATTTATCGCAAAAAATCTAGTGAAATAGAAAGAGATAAATCAATAGCAAACTGGAGATATGACTTAGGAAAAAATCTTGGTCAGAATCTTTCAGATGTAATCAAAAATGAAATTGACATAGTAATTCCTGTGCCTGAAACTGGAAAATATTATGCCCAAGGATTATCTAATATTTTAGAAAAGCCGTATGTAGAAGCATTTTATAAAAAAACAGAGATTGGTAGAAGTTTTGATATTGCAGATGAAGAAAAAAGACAAAATTTTCTTCATTCAAAACTTGGAATATTAAGCGATTTAGTTGCTAATAAAGTCGTTGCAATAGTTGACGAAGCAATATTCACTGGGCAAACTCTAAAGCTCGTGAAGAGCTTATTAGACTCTTCATCAGTAGAAAAGATTTATTTTTTTATAGCAAGTCCCATTTGTTCCAAAAAATGTAATTTCAATATGATGCCTGATCGCAAATTGCTTTCCAGTGAGTATAGACAAGATGATATGGTTAGATACTTTAACATCCAAGGTATAATATTTCAAGATTTAAAATCTTTCGAAGATATTTCTTTCGATGCTGGCTTTACTTGCACTAAATGCTTTAACTAATATGAATGTAGAAAATTTTTTAACTGAAACTGAGCATAATTTAAATAACACCATCTGTTTAGATTTTGATGGTGTTATTCATAATGATGAGAAAGGTTTTTATGATGGCACAATTTATGGTGAACCTATTGAAGGTTCTCTTGAATCAATAAGAAGCCTTTCATCAAGATATAAAGTTGTAATATATTCTTGCAAATCTAATCCCAAAAGACCACTGGTAGATGGAAAAACTGGTACAGAATTAATATGGCAATGGTTAGAAAAGTACAACATTAAAGACTATGTATCTGACGTAACATTCAATAAACCTCATGCAATTGCGTATATTGATGACAAAGCAATTCGATTTGAAAATTGGAATCAAGTCAATAACTTTTTAGGAAATTTATGAATATTCTTATAACTGGAGGAGATGGCTATATTGCATCTACTTTGCAAATACATCTTTCAGCGCATCACAATGTAACTTGTATTTCCAGAAAAGATTTAGATTTAACAGTTTCATCAGAAGTTAATACATTTTTTGAAAATAAGTATTTTGATGTTATTTTTCACTGTGCAATTATTGGTGGAAGTAGATTAAAAACTGATTCATATTTTGAAATGGATTGCAATTTGAAAATGTATTACAACTTGCACCAACTCAAAAGTAAACATTTTGGCAAATTTATTACTTTTGGATCAGGAGCAGAATTACATTCTCCAGATACTCCTTATGGTTTAAGCAAATTAATAATCTGCAAGTCAATTTCAGAAACTAAAAATTTTTACAACTTGCGTATTTTTGCACTTTTTGATGAGAATGAGTTAGAATCAAGATTTATCAAAGCGAACATAAAAAGATATATTGACAAAGATACAATGATTATTCACCAAGATAAATATATGGATTTTTTCTACATGAAAGACTTCCTAAATATTATAGATTATTACGTCAAGAATGACTTTTGTCCAAAAGAAATTAATTTTACTTACAAAAATACTTGCAAACTTTCAGACATTGCTGAGAACATAAATAACTTGAGCGATTATAAAGTTGATATTTCAGTAAACGAAAAAGAAATAGCATCAAGTTACTGTGGTGAGTTTAATCTAGATTCTATAGATTGTAAAATAATTGGTTTGTATCAAGGTATTTTAAATACATATAATGTTTTAAAACAAAGATAATAATCAATAAAATAAAAGAGTATAATAATTTTATGTCCAGATTTGATACAGATTTAATTTTTAAGATAGATGATAAATGGTTTTGGCGTAAAGACGACCATAATCTCAAGACATTTAATGGATTGTCAAGTGAAACAGACTTACTAGAGGTTGTAAAGCCTTATCTAAAAGGAAACAGAGTTGTAATCCAAGCAGGCGGAAACTGTGGGATGCAAGTTGTAAAGTTTGCCGATCATTTTGAAATGGTTTACACGTTTGAACCCGATCCAGTAAACTTTCACTGCTTGGTAAATAATCTTCCATACAATAATGTAATCAAATTTCAATGTTGCTTGGGAGATGACCACAGAATGGTATCTATGACAACACTTCCAAATGAAATTGGTGGTTTCTATGTCAACCCGAATTACGGAACAACACCAACATTAAGGATAGATGACTTAGCATTGAGCCATTGCGATTTCATTCAATTAGATGTTGAGGGATATCAACTATTTGCTTTGATGGGTGCTGTAAATACAATCAAAAAATTCAAACCTGTCATTAGTGTTGAATTTGACTGGGCATTTAGATACAACGTAAATGTTGGTGATATTAAGTCTTTTATGGCAAACTTGGGTTACGAAAAAGTAGAAACTTACACTACTGATCACATTTACACATATCAAAATCTTTCTTTTAGTTTATGAACATCTTAGTTACTGGTGCAAATGGTTTTTTAGGCTCAAATATATGTAATTTGCTGTCAAAAAATCATAACATTTATGCTGCCTCTAGAACATTTACTAAATTATCAAAACATAATATAGTCTGCATTCGTTCTGAAATGTCAGACTATATTACTTTAAACGAAACTATTAAAGATAATAAAATAGATACAGTTATTCATTGTGCTTGGATGGGAGGAAATTCATCTAAGGATACTAATGAATTGTGGCAAACAGAAAATATAAGCTACAGTACTATTCTATTAGAAGCTTGCGCAAAACACAAAATTAAACATTTTATTGGTTTTGGTTCATCTGCAGAATACGGAAATCAAAATACTAAATTCAATGAAGACACAACGTGTTCTCCAACTACAATGTACGGAGTTAGCAAAAATTGTTTTAAAATGATTTCTGAAAATTATTGCAAATCTAATAATATTTTGCATAGTTGGATAAGGCCAGTATATACTTATGGCCCAAATGATGTAGAGACTAGACTGATACCAAAAGTAATTTTGTCATTACTCAAAAATCAAAATTTGACATTGAATAAATGTTCTGCTGTAGTAGATTACTTGTATGTTGAAGATTTTGCCAAAGCAGTAAAAATTATTGTCGAAGAAAAACTTCAAGGCAACTACACTGTTTGTTCAGATGGAGAAATCGATATAAGAAACGTAGTTACATCTATATACAATAAAATAAATCCTTCTTGCGTACTTAACTTTGATGATGAAATTGAAGAAATAGGCCCTAAGTATGTTTGTGGTACATCTCAAAAATTAAGGTCAGTAAGTAACTGGTTTCCTGAAATAGATTTTGAACAAGGTTTAGAACAAACTATTTCTTATTTTAAAAAGTTCGTATAATGAGATTATGAATAATCTGTTGCTTAATTTTTTACAAGGTGGTCGAATTCTAGAATCTTTAGATGCTGAAATTTATCTTTCATCTTTATCCAAGCTCAAAACATTTAAAAAACTTGTTTGTGTTTTTGATGTTCCAGCAGAACAGATCGAAAAACTTAAAAAATATTACGATTATGTAATCCCGGTTAATTCTGGACTTGTTCCTGTAAACTTTTGTTACTTAGCATACTTTAATTGGCTGTGTGAACATGGAAAGGACTTTGACTATGTAATGCACTGCGATATGCGTGATGTTGTTATTCAAAGAGACCCATTTCATTTTATGGAATCACATCCAGATAAAGAACTATTTTTAGTTTGCGAAGGTATGAAGATTGAGGAAAATGATTGCAATCAGATGTGGCATGATTGGGTTCTTAATACAATAGTTTATAATAAAGAAAAGTATAGTGATTCATATGTTTTAAATGGTGGAACATATGGAGGGAAAACAAACGCTTTCTTGAATTATTGTACTCTCATTCTTACTGCTATGAATAGGAAGTACAACTATATTATTCCTGACCAGGCAATGTTAGGTTACTTGTATAGGCAACTTAATCAAAACCCAAATGTAATGCTTACACATCCTATGTCTGATAACTTTTGCGCTACAGGAGAGGCAATTAAGAGAGATAATGTAACTGTTACTTTTGACGGTAAAAATGTCTGCACTGTAAACAATGAACCATTCTATCTATTTCATCAATGGGATAGAACTATTTATGCAGACACTTTGAGACAAAAACAAGCGAATACTTTATCTTTTTCTATTTAGCCTAATTGTCTTTCAACATCTATATCTATGTCAGCAATTGAACTTTTCCTTGACTCGTGTTTGGTAGCCAAGATTAGTTGCATAGTTTCAAATTCTTTCATAGACAATTTTGAGAACTCGTCTCTGCCAAAAGATACTAAACCTCTAAGCATGTAGTCTATTTCAACAATAATAGGCGGAACAGGATATGTTTCTGTGTCATTGGGGTTAAAGTATTTTTTGGCAGATATGTAATAAAAGTTTGCTTCATCTGCCGAAAGATACAAATAATTTTGATATTGCACCCAAAGTTTTTCAACAATAGTGTGGTCTAAAAAGTCAATTAACGACTTATTATATTCTGGGAAAAATGTAACTCCATCTTCAGAATTATAAGCAGATAAAATTGCAATATTTAATATTTCTCTTTTTTCAAATTCAGTATTTTGATAAACTACATTGTCTTTCTTGCGGAAAGACTTAGCGTCAATAAGCAACCCTTCTTTCCAAGTAATTTCTTTAATCAAAAATTTGACATTATCAATATCAATAATGTGTACTTTATCTGATTTTACTTTTTCGTAATATTCTAAAAACTCTTTCATGATATATGAAATTCTGAAACCAGAGGATTTCCAGTACCAAAATATGCTGTAAACTCACCAAGCTTAGCAACAAACTTATACTCGTGAGTGTAACCGCCTGTTGGACTAATTTGTACATCAGGATTTGACCAATCTACATTCTTTATTCTATAAAAATATAATGGCCCAAATGACATAGTTAGCGAAGTTGTGTTCTTGTTTACAATACTAGTATTCACATAACTAAATATCTTAATGGATCCTGTCACTTCTCTTGAAGACAAACTTGCGAATCTTGGACCAACTTTGTCACCAAAATAAACTGGACTTGAGCCATCGTTCAACAAATCTCCACCAGGCATTGTAAATTCAAACAAAATGTTTTGACTTACTTCTAAGGTCATACTTACAAGCCTGAAATTAACATTTTTGCTATTTCTAACAAAATTTATAAAGCTTGCATACGATTTGTGAAATGTTGAAGCATCGAAAAAACAATCAGTTAAATTAATAGGCCTATAATAACTTTGAAATGGTAATGACGATACGCCTGCAGAATTCAAAGTTAGATTATATTCTGGCAAAACATTACCATCTAAATCAAGCATATTAGTTCTTGCAGTTGTAGTGAAAGGTTTGTAAGGCGGAATATTACTAGGAGATATCATTGATTTACCTCCTGAAAATGATGCTTGAATTTCTACATCACCAACAGAACTAGAACCATCTACAGAAATTCTAAAACTGCTCATGAAGCATGGACCAAACGTTTTGTGTGTGGGAATAGAAGATGCAGTCATCATTGGATACAAAGGTATAACACTTGCTTTGTAAATAAGATACTCTGCATCATATTGAACATTAAATGAAGTTGAATAAAGTGGATTAAACGAAAAGTTTGCTGAGTATTTTTGTTCTGAAAATATTGGAACGTTATTTAATGTTAATCCAGTAAAGTTTGCAAGAGGTTTGTAAATATTGTTTCCTGCATTGTCATTATATGATGAACAATATAATGGAAAATAATTCTTATTGCTGCCTAGTAGATTTTGAGGATCATTGAAAAAAGGATCAGAAAAAATTGGGACTCGAGTAAAATGACCATATTCTTTTCTGTTATTAGAAGCAGTGTATCCTAGACGATATAAATCCCAAATATATGCTCTTGATTTATTTGAGGCTTTATTTATTCTATGTCCACCATAACTTAAGATTAGTTGTGAGCCTGGAATAAAAAGTTTTTGAACATCAATGTTATTTAAGATATCAGTAAGATAGATATTATGTGATGATGCTGGAGTGTTGTTAATAACATTTGAAACATAATTTGGCAATTTACTTTCCGCCTGTGAGCTCCAACCATTTCTTTGAGAGAGCTTTGACTAATTCATATCTCATATGATTAACATTATTGATATCAGGATAATAAACTTCTGTTTGATCTTCTTCTTTATCGTCAACAATTATTTTTTCTGTTATTCTGATACTTGAGAAAAAGGTAGATAAAATCATACGACAAAGAACTGAAGTCCTGAGAAGAGGATTGCCTGTAACTGAATTTATAATTGTTGATTCTTCAATAATGTGTGACATCTCACTAAAACTTCTTGCCTTGACATCACAAGAAATTACTGACGAACCTGAAGGACTTATCTTATAACAAATAATTTCTTTTTCAG